GATGGCTGCGACATCATTCTTGTTTACGATAACGAGCCCCGCAATAGAGAAATTGTCAAACGGATTGAAGGATGTATCGGACGAAATCAAAAAGTCGTCATCTGGCCAAGCAGCATCGTAGAGAAGGACATTAATGATATGGTTCTCGCTGGACATAACGTTATGTCCGTGCTAGAATCTAATACTTACAAAGGTCTTGAAGCAAAAGTTAAATTCAACAACTGGAAAAAAATATGAGCAACGGAACTAAGGTAGTCAAGAGAAACGGACAGAAGGAACTTCTTGACCTGAACAAACTTCATGTGATGGTAGAGCAAGCATGTAAAGACCTTGCTGGAGTCTCTGCTTCACAAGTAGAAATCCAATCTGGTATTCAGTTCTATGATGGAATCACCACAGAAGAAATCCAAGAGATTCTTATTAGGAGCGCTAGTGACCTTATCGATCTGGAGCATCCTAATTATCAGTTTGTGGCAGCTCGCCTGCTAATGTTTGCATTGCGTAAGCAACTGTTTGGTCGTATGCATGAGTTCCCCACCCTCTACAAGCACGTAGAGCGTTGTATTGGACGTGGTGTGTATGACCCAGAGATCTTGACTCTTTATACCTATGAGGAGTTTGAGAAACTGGAATCCTATATGGATCATGATCGTGACTATTTGTTTACATATGCTGGATTACGGCAGGTTGTAGATAAATACCTAGTGCAAGATAGAAGCACTGGGCAGGTGTATGAGACACCCCAGTTCATGTACATGATGATTGCGGCGACTATCTTTTCGAAGTATCCACAAGAGACGAGACTGGACTACGTTAAGAAGTACTATGACGCAATCTCCCGACACAAAATCAACATCCCCACTCCCATCATGGCAGGAGTGCGAACCCCACTTCGACAATATGCTAGTTGTGTGCTTGTTGATGTTGATGACACCCTCGATTCTATCTTTAGCTCTGATATGGCTATTGGCAGATACGTTGCACAGAGGGCGGGTATCGGTATCAACGCAGGTCGAATCCGTGGAATCAACAGTAAGATCCGAGGCGGCGAAGTACAGCACACTGGTGTTGTCCCATTTCTCAAAAAATTTGAGAGCACTGTCCGATGCTGCACTCAAAATGGCATACGAGGTGGAAGTGCAACTGTCCACTTCCCAATCTGGCACCAAGAAATAGAAGACATCCTTGTTCTCAAGAACAACAAGGGCACAGAAGACAATCGCGTGAGGAAACTTGATTACTCCATCCAGATTTCAAAACTTTTCTACGAGCGTTTCATCCAGAATGGAGAGATTAGCTTGTTCTCACCGCATGATGTTCCGGGACTCTATGATGCTTTTGGTACTGATTCATTTGATGATCTCTATGTGGACTATGAATCAAATAAGTCTGTTCCAAGAAAAACTATCGGTGCTCAGGAACTCATTCTTGATCTCTTGAAAGAACGGGCAGAGACTGGTCGTTTGTACATTATGAACATCGACCACTGCAACTCTCACTCCTCCTTTGTTGATAAGGTTGAGATGAGCAACCTGTGTCAGGAGATTACCCTGCCTACCAAACCTTTACAACATATCGATGACGACAATGGTGAAATTGCTCTTTGCATTCTTAGCGCTATCAATATTGGTAAAATTAGGGATCTGGAAGATCTTGATGTTCTCTGTGATCTTGCTGTTCGGAGTCTTGATGAACTTATTGATTTTCAGGGGTACCCGATCAGAGCTGCCGAAATTGCCACCCGTGCGCGGAGATCACTGGGAATCGGTTACATTGGACTAGCACACTACCTTGCTAAGAATGGAGTCAACTATGCCGATTCAGAGGCATGGAAACTGGTTCATGACCTTACTGAGGCATTCCAATACTACCTTATCAAGTCCACCGTAAACCTTGCAAAAGAGAAGGGTGCTTGTGAGTATAGCAGCCGAACAAAATACGGAAATGGAATTTTGCCTATCGATACATATAAGAAGGATGTGGATGAACTAGTTCCAAATGAGCTTCACTACGATTGGGAGGGTCTTCGAGCACAAGTACTTGAACATGGAGTCAGGAACAGCACGTTGTCCGCACAAATGCCTTCAGAGAGCAGTTCCGTTGTGTCAAACGCAACTAATGGAATCGAACCACCTAGAGGGTACCTGTCCGTTAAAAAGTCAAAGAAAGGACCACTTAAGCAGATTGTTCCACAGTATCAAACACTCAAGAACAGTTATACGCTTCTGTGGGATATGCCTAATAACACTGGTTACATTAACATTGTTGCTGTGATGCAGAAGTTCTTTGATCAGGCTATCAGTGGTAACTGGAGTTACAATCCCCAGAACTACCCTGATAACGAAGTGCCAGTGTCGGTGATGGCACAAGATCTTCTGACTACATATAAGTATGGTTGGAAGACCAGTTATTATCAAAACACCTACGACATTAAGACTGATGAGGTTGAAGAAACCAAAGAGTCTCTTGAAAGTTTAATCTCTCAATTAGAAAACGCAGAGGAGGAAGAGTGTGAGTCTTGTAAGATTTAAAACTAATAATGATGAAAAACCCGTTGTCGATGCCATGACTGTATTCAATTCAGAAGAGGTAGACACAAAGAAACAACCGATGTTTTTCGGAAAACCCCTAGGAGTTCAAAGGTACGATTCTTACAAGTATCCCATTTTTGAAAAACTCACCACTCAACAACTAGGATACTTCTGGAGACCAGAAGAGGTCTCCCTCCAGAAGGACCGCAGTGACTACCATACACTGCGTCCAGAACAGAAGCACATCTTCACCAGCAACCTGAAGTATCAGGTCATGCTGGACTCTGTACAGGGTCGTGGACCTGGTATGGCATTTGCTCCATACTGCTCACTGCCTGAACTAGAGGCATGTATGAAGGTGTGGGAGTTCATGGAGATGATCCATAGTCGCTCCTATACTTACATCATCAAGAACGTGTATTCAGACCCTTCAGAGGTGTTTGATACTATCCTTAAGGACGATCGTATTTTAGAACGCGCTGTGTCCGTCACAGAGGCGTATAACGATTTTATCAATGCAGCACATCACTATGATGCTTCCAACGACTGGATACACGCATTAGAACAAGTCCCCACCGCCGTAGAATCAAGGTATGAACTCAAGCGCAAACTCTTCAGAGCAGTTGCAAACGTTAATATTCTTGAAGGTATTCGCTTTTACGTATCATTCGCTTGCAGTTTTGCATTTGGCGAACTCAAGCTTATGGAGGGAAGTGCAAAGATCATCGGTCTAATCGCCCGTGATGAAAACCAGCACTTGGTTATCACCCAAAACATTATTAAGAATTGGAAGAACGGTGATGACCCAGAGATGAAGAGAATCATCCAAGAGGAAGAGCCCTGGGTTTACAAAACCTTTGAAAACGCAGTGAACCAGGAGAAGCACTGGGCGGAGTATTTGTTTAAGGACGGATCTATGATTGGTTTGAATGACAAACTGCTTCAGCAGTATGTCGAATGGATTGCTAATCGTAGAATGAAAGCAATCGGTCTCAAACCACTCTATGACATACCAGCAAAGAACAACCCACTTCCTTGGACGGAGCATTGGATTTCTTCAAAAGGTCTTCAAGTTGCACCCCAAGAAACAGAAGTCGAATCCTACATCATCGGAGGAATCAAGCAAGACGTTACCAAAGACACTTTCGCAGGATTTAGTCTCTAGAAGCATTACTGCATACAAAGAAGCAGCAAAATCAGATCACTTCTTGTTTGGTGACTACGATGCATATGAAGCATATAGAGAGTCTTAGGACTCTCTTTTTTATATCCTGGTAACTGATTGCTTAACTATTGCGATACCTTCTACAACCTTATCTACGGTGCCTGTATCACTTACAAGTCTGATGTCGTAAAAGTATCTACCTGCTTTTATATTTTCTGTTGTAGCAGCAGTCATGGTGACAGTCAATCTACCTGTTGAACCTTGACTAAAATCTAACGTAAAGTCTGCCGCTTTTGAAGACGTGTCGTATCTCTTGAGTTGACCACTACCAGTGTAGTTTGAGATATCTAATGCGCTGTTAGATGCCTCACTTTCAAATACAAATGTTTGGGTGAAGTCAGTTCCTGTGTGAACTGTTAGGTTTGAAATGTAAATCGCCATGTTATTAATTCGTTGTTATTCCTTGACGAACCATGACGGTTCCTTCTACTACAATTGATTTTGTATTAGTACCACTGACTGCAAGAACATCATAAACATATCTGCCTGGCTTCATGTTTCCAGTATCAGTGCTTCCTATCGATAGTGTCAGTTCTCCATCAGCAGCACTTGTAATGCCAACAGTCATAGATGTGAAACCCACTGAACTAGCGACCTTTCTGATTTGAGAGTGTATTGTATAGTTGCTCAGGTCTAACGGTTGATCGCCAGCAGTCATCAATTCAAACCTCTCAGAGAAGTCTGAATGTGTATCAAGAGTAAGGTTTCTTACATATACCGACATTACTGTATCGCGTTTTTTAAGTATTTATGAACCTATATAAGGTATCGTAATGATATTGAAATGTCTGAGAACCTAAATATTAATATCGATTATGATAATCCCTGGTTATACAATCAGGTACCCTTTGGTAGCGACGACATTGAAGACAACTTTGGGTTTGTCTATCGTATAACCAATACGCAGAATCAGCGCTGCTATATTGGGCGAAAATATTTCTGGTCATTTAGAAAACCGCCAGGTAAAAAACGAAAAGTAAAGCAGGAATCCGATTGGAAGAAGTATTACGGATCTTGCCCAGAACTTAAAAAAGATTTAAAAAAGTTTGGGAAGGAAACTTTCACACGAGAGATACTGAGTCTCCATCACAAACTAAGCGAGTGTAACTACGAAGAAACGAAGCAGTTATTCTTAAATAACGTCCTAAGTGAGGCTCTTGACGACGGCACGCCAGCATACTATAATGGTAACATTCTAGGACGCTACATGCGAAAAGATTATGGCAACTTTGGTGGAAACACTCAAACTGACACATGACTGGGCAGTAGACCGCATACATACTCTCTGTGATGAAGACCTTGAGAACGCACATGCGATTCAATCAGAATTCTCTGAGTGGTTAAACCCTGACATCGATGACCATGATGTTTTTTCACTAGAGTACATAGGAGACTAGTATGTCTAACGGTCCTTCTACAGAGTTCAAGAAAAGAATTCTTGAAGAAGTAAAAAAACTTTGTGAGAAAGGTGAGCACACAGAAGCTTACGAACTATTCAAAGTTTACTATCCAGACAATGAAATGTATGAATACAATTTAATTTATGATTAAATCCTTATTTGTTATGACACTATCATCAGTGCTGCCTGTGCACGCACTGAACCCGCCTCCACCTGTTGAGGCACCACCTAAGATAGTGAAGACGTGGAAGTGTCCAGACTGTTCCCCAGAGGAAAAGTTTGTTCTTGCTCAACTTCAAAAGCATACGATGATTTCTGATCGTAATGCTCTTGCTACGATTCTTGGCAACATCAAACAAGAATCAAACTTCGCCGCTAATATCTGTGAAGGTGGCGCAAGGGTATCTTATGAGAACTGCCACTATGGTGGTTATGGTCTTATTCAATGGACTACTCCTGGACGCTATCGTAGTCTTGGATCTTTCTGTAACAAGTATGGTTTGAACCCTTCAACTCTTGAGGGTCAGGTTCGTTTCATGATTAATGAGAAAGAGTTTCAGGCAGTGCTGCCACGCTTTGAGGGCAGAGGTCAAACTGTCTCTCAATACATGAAACCTGCCTATTATTGGTTAGGATGGGGTATCAAGGGTAATAGAGAATATTACTCGTATAACTATACTAAACGAATGGTGTATTCATGATCAAGTCATTTATCAAAAAACTGCTTACTAAACCAGAGAAGGTTCAACCAGTAAATGAAGAAGTGGCTTGTACTGTAGTGCCTGGTAAAGAACCATATATTGGTATTCCAGCACCACTGGTTGCTCCTCATGACCCTTGGTTCGCTCCTCCCATCAAGACAGAAAATGCAATTGTCAAAGAGACTGAAATGAAAATCAAAGAGGCGATTGAGAAAGCGACACAACCACCCACTAATGAGCCTGACAACATCCATAATGTGATGTATAATAAGGCAACCAAAAACCAAAACACAACTGTTCAACTCAATCCTCCTGGTGGTTCTGAGAACTTCCATGAAGGACCTGGTGGTTGGACTTCTGGTAACGGTCAAAATCAATTTCGTTAAATTATGAAAAACTTTATCATTGCAGGTTTGCTTTTG